GACAGGCTGATAGAAGAGTGGAAAAGAGTAAAACACAATAAAAAGGTTTTGTTTAACGTAAACTTCTTCGTCTTCTCCTACAATCAAATTAGCACCGCTTCTTTTTATTTTTTCCATTAAGATTGAAGACAGCTCTTTCTCCCTTCCCTCCAAAACCTTTTTATTGTGTTTTACTCTTTTCCACTCTTCTATCAGCCTGTCATTATCAAGTTTTTCAGCAAGTTCAAACATGTAATTTCCCTTGTCGTACACTTTTTTATAAGATCTGCAATAATCTTTAAAATCACACCACGGACAAAACATGTTTATGCTTGGAACAGCGTCTTTCTTGGTGAAAGAAGACATTTCATCATGGATAACTTTCAGATAATCCACGAATTCAGCCCTTTCTTCCAAAGATCTGTAAGTGAACATCAAGTCAGACCTAAGCAAATCCAAACACAGTATAATTCTTTTGTTCGGCCACTTGATGTTGGCGACCACGTCATATATAGAAAGCTGAATGTCGTTTCTAAGTTGATCTTTGGTGGGGGCGAAACTCGACGTTTTGTAATCGACTATTAAAATAGTGTCATCGTCTATTTCCACCACCTTGTCAAAAGCCCCTATCAACATAATTCCATCTTTGGTTATGACGTCTGACTCGTTGCCCATGCCAAACTTCTCTTCCAATCCCATTATCTTTCTTCCTATCTCAAAGTTGTTGAGACGAGACTTCACCAATTCCTTCCCTTCTTTGTGCACGGACAAGTCATTCAAACCTTTCTGCACAGACAAAGAGTCATAAAACTTCAACGTGTTCTTTATGTCTTCCTTGGTAAACTTTCCCTTTTCCATCCATATTTTGCCGGCAAATTCCAACGTTCCGTGACACACGTTTCCCAATACAAAAGCAGGATTGGAAAACTTGGGAAGATGTTCATGATAATTAAACCAATACTTTTGCTTGCATTGCAAAAAAGAATTTATCCTTGTAGCGCTAAGTTTTATTTCTTTGCTCATAATAATCGCCCTTTCCAATTTTTTTAAACTTCACCTCTAATATTGACGTGTCATAATATTCATCAACGTCGTTGTATCGTATAAGTTCGTTGCAAGCCCCCGCTATTGCAACTTCTCCGCATTCACACACCGCTAAATTGTTAACAAAAGTAGACTCAATTTCATCTCCGCATTTTTTGCACTTAACTGAGTTCTTTATTATCTTTGTCAATTACATAACCTCCTTTTAAAGCGAACTCATATATTTTAAAAAAAACGTTGGCGTCCAATATCACCACCGGATCTTCAAAGTTTCTTTTACAAAACAACAACCAGTCGGTGTTGTCAATCAAATTTTCTTTTGCCTGCCTCATCCAAGAATGAACAGACCAGTTTTCACAAGATTTTGCCTCGGTTGAAAATGGAAACCTCTTCAAAGCCTCACCGCGCAAAATGACGTCCACGCCAGACATCCCCATTGGCCTGCTTTCAATGTCCCCGTCTTTTTTAACAGGCACGCCCAACAACTTAGACACGTTTTTAGCTATCCATTGTTGCAGTTTTCTGGCTTTTTGTTTCCTGCTTTTTACAGTTATGGTCATTTACATTTCTCTCAAAATTTTTTTCTGTTCTTCAGTAAGGTTGTCTTCTTTTGGCAAATTCATTATTAATTTAATAAACATGTCTCCAGATGGACCGTTGTTTCTTCCAGAAAGACCGTTTCCTTTTTGTACGACTATCATGCCGTCTCTACCTCCCTTTGGAACCTCAACCTCAACTTCTTTGTCTTTGCTCGTCAATCCAAGCCCCGAACATTTTTCACATTTAACGGTTCCTATTTCTCCAATTCCTCTACACGCTTGACAAGAAACGGTCTGATGAAAAATCATGCCGCCCTGTTTCTGTGTGCTTGTTATTTGACCCGAACCGTTGCAATTTGTACATTGTTTTGACTCAACAAAACCCTTGCCGCCGCACTCATCGCACAAATCATCGTAACTAACGTCAAATTTTAAACTATCTCCAAATATGAAAGAAGACAAAGGCACGTTCAAAGAGTATTTCAAATCCCCTCCCTTAACAGGTCTTCTCGAGTTGTTCGCTCCCATTTTAAAATGAAAATCAAATGGACCGGCTCTGCCTCCAAACACTCTGTCAAACACCCCAGCAAACCCAGAAGACGGGTTGTCGTATTCCTCTCTTTTGTTGTCATCTGACAACACGGAATAAGCCTCATTTATTTCCTTGAATTTATCTTCTGCTGACTTGTCGTTAGGGTTTTTGTCAGGATGATATTTCAAAGACAAGCTTCTAAACGCCTTCTTCACCTCGTCTTTGGTCGCGTTTTTATCCAACCCCAACGCCCCATAATAATCTTTCCTATTATTCATCTCTTACAATTTCCCACTCAAATCCACAATTTGGACACCTGTACAAATCTTCTCCAGCTTCATAAGCAATGGAATTGCACTTTAAACACCTGTGTATGTACGAACTCATTGAATCAGAATCCACGTCCAATTCTTGTAGATGGCTGATCAGAGAATCCACAAGATCGCTTTGATCTTTCGTGTTGACAAAAAACGCGTCTATGTCCTCGTTAATCAAAGTCACATTGTCGGCCACGTTTCCGTCCAAACTTTTCCAAGTCGCCCCACAGTTTGGGCACAAATTGTATTCCAAATGAATTTCTTGTTCACAGTGATTGCACGGAAACACCTCCACAAAAACCGTTACCGCGCCTTCTTTGTCACAATCTACGCACTTCATGCGAGAAACTCCTTTCTTTAAATTTCCGGAGGCATCATTTCAACAACTCTTCCAACAATGTCCATTTCTTTTTTCTTCAACACCAAAGCCACTGGAATGAATGCCTGATTAGGTTCAAGTTTTGGGTATTGTTTGGTTGCAAAAAGAACGCTGCTTATTGCAGAAGTGTAAATCACTTTATTCTTTTCGTCATAAACTACAAAATCACCGTGCTTGTCTTTGCTGTATTGATCCGGATCCAGCTTATAATAAGACCCTTTAGTCGGTATTGTCAGCTTGTATTCTTGTTTGTATTCTTTGTATTTGTAATTCACGGCAGGCAAAACAATCATCGACTTCATAGCCCCTATGTGGATTTCCTCGTCAATGTCGTCTGTTTTTATCTTTTTCTTGTCCTTAACATCTTTCTTTCTACTTTCCTTGTCCTCTTTGGTTTTCTTTCTGGTCATCGATTAATCCTCCTCTAAACAAAAATTCAAATACTTAAACGCTTTTTCCTTAGAAAGCTCGTCTGGACTTTTGTCTTTCTCAATAATTATAATCGGATGTATTTTGTTTACTTTGTTCTTTAAAAGTTTGTATGAATAAAGAGTTCCCTTAACTCCTGCAACGTCTCCATCCAAAAGCAAAACCACGCCGCCTTTGGACGAATAAGTGTACACCAAGTTAGCTTGACCGTCAGTGATCTTGCTTCCCATTAAAGCAACTACGTTGTTTATCCCATACTCATGAAGCTTCCAAACCGCTTTAAATCCTTCCACTACAATCAAAGGGTTTTTGTCTAAATGATTTTTTGCTCTATGCAAATTATACAAAACCGCGTTTTTGTCAAATTTTTTGGTCAGCAGGTATTTGGTTTCATTTACGTCATCCGTTCTTCTCAATGAATAAGCGACCAAAACTCCGTTTTCATCCCTTATTGGAATGACGTCTCTTAGGGTTCCTTTTAGATCAATGTAACCGCTTCCTATTTCAAATTCATTCAAAGTTCGTTTGCTAAAACCTTGAGACAAAAAATAGTCCGACTCAAACGACTTGTAAAAATTCAATTTGTCCTCGCTCACTGTGAAATAGTTGGGAATAAACGATTTCCTTGATTTTATAAACCGCTCCTTTTCCTTCTGTCTCTCATGTTCCAACAAATTGTAATTGCCTGAGTCTCCAACCAAAGATCTCAAATAATCAACAGCTTCCACAAAACCAACTCCCAGCGCCCCTTTTATGAGACCGATGACGTCGTTGCCACATTCTTCTTGACAATTATGAGAAAAACAAATCCACGTTCTGGTTTCCTTATTGAACCTAAAAGAAGTTTTGTTGTCGCCGCCATGAATTTTACACTGTCCCCTCAACTCTTTGACGGTCTCTCTGAATATGCGAAACCCTAAAGATTCAATTAAATGTTTGACGTCCACTGTTTCCTTCATGACGTCCAATTCATCTCTATAATCAATTTGCTTGTAAGAACGCTTCTTCATCATCGTCGCTACCGTAATTCACCACGTCGTCATAAGAAATCTGCTGAAACTCAGGAAGAACTTCTTCTATTCTTAATTTTTGTTTAAAAAATTTATAACATATTCCTTGTTCAGCAGTCCTTCCGCCTCTTCGTGAGTCTCTGATCACCAATTTATACTGACCTCCAGGAAATCCAGTGACTTCCAAATCCTCTTTCTTCCTCTCAGACCACTCCATTATCACGTCAGCAAACCAAGATATTCTATCGCTCCCGGCAACGTCTCCGTCCCTGTTCACTTGAACGGCTGTGAGAAACGGTATGTTCAATTCAGAAGAAAGGTCCTTCATTCTCGTAGTTAAATCACCCAACAACTGATATTCTTTCCTTTTTCTATCCAAACTGGATCCTTCCGCCGGCTCTTTAATGTAATCGAATATTGCCAAACCTATGTTTTCTTTCGTCTTGTATTTTTTATACAAAGCGACTATTTTGTCAATGGAAAAACCAGGCAAATGTTTGTGAAACAGCTTTCCTGATTTGATTACGTTGGCTGCTTTTCTCAATTCATCCTTGTCTTCATCAGTAAGATTTCCGTGTATAATGTCTCTTTCTCTAACGTTGGCCACCATCGCCAACATTCTGCTTCTCCATTGAGCAAAAGACATTTCAGTGTCTATGTAAAGTATTGGCATTCTTGGAGACACGTAAGCAACGTTAGCCGCAACGTTGGAAAGAAAAGCGCTTTTGCCCATTTTTTTTCTTGCAGATATGACTGTAAGGGTGGTTGGCACCAAGCCGTCCAGTTGTTTGTCCAAAATTGGATATCCAGTGGGAACTCCAAGAGTTGCGACCGGATTGTTTATCCTGTCTTCTATGTACTCTTCTATTCCATCGGCAAGATTGGTTGGTTCCACTATTGATTTGCTGCTCATGGACAAGTCCAATACGGCGTTTTCCACCAATCCAATCAAATCCTCTCCGCTTACGTCAGTTGAGGCATTGTCCAACAACTCTTTCATGTTGTTTTTCAAGCTGCAATAAAGCTTGAACTTAGTGCTTGAATCCAAAACGTTTTTAAGACACAAATCAAAATTAGACTGAGACAAAGGCATGTTGTCTATGCTCTGAACGTATTCAGGACCGCCTATGTTTCCCAACACCCCCTCGTTCGTGGCACGGTTTATTATCGTTGTCTGATGAAACTCTTCCACCCCATTTTTAAGCAAAGACTTCATGACGACAAACATCATCTGATGTTCTGAATCAAGAAAGTCTCTTTCTGACATTTTAGAACATAGGGTGTAAAAATTGTTTATGTCTTTCAAACAATAGGAAAGAAGAGCGCGCTCGTCCCAAGGTTTGCAAAACTTTGATCTGGCTTCTTTTACGTCCATCTAAATTTTTATTTCCTTTCTTGCTTGGTTTGCCACAATTCGTTCTCTCTTCTTGTGAGCTCTCTTTTAAACGTGGCTATCATTTCAGAAACGGTTCTATCCACCCCCTCTACCAACATCAATTCTTCCCTCAGTTTTTCCAATTCCTCATAATCGTTTCTTATAGTGGAAGAATTTTGTATCAAGTGCTCTCTTATGGCCGATTTGGTTTTAAAATCTTTAAACTGGCTGTCGTTCATTTTAGCGGATATCGTTCCTTCGAAATTCCTTTGTTTTCTATGCAAATTCGCTTTCACTTTGTTCACCTGACTTTTGAAATAAATCAAATACTGACCCAAAGCAATGCTGTATTTGCTTATTTCCACGCTGTCGGTTGACTCCAATTTGTTGACGTCGTAAGAAAAAATTTCCTCAATAAAGCTTTTGTCTATGTTTGTTTTTTTAAACAAAAACACCCCGTCATCCATAATAACGTTCTCCAATTAACTAACTTCTTTGTCAATTCCTCTGTGTTCCTCAGTTGCGTACACGCCAGTACAAAAATAATCAAAAGCCTCGTTGCCGTCTTGATCCCTGAACTTGTGCCAATCACTGATCATTCCAACTTGTTTACAATGTAAAGACAAATTGCAATACCTTGGATCTCCTGACTTCGTGCCGTCTTCCAAAGGACAAAAATGAGGACAACTCTTTCCTCTTTTCAAAGGATCCCTTTCGTTGGGAATTATAATGTTAGACATCACCGTCTCCATGACTTTTCAATTGCTCTGAATATATTCTGTTGAGCACTAATTTTTTGTCAATCGCGTCGTCGTAATGAAACTGAACTATAACAAGATTAAATTTCTCCGCGTACTCTATTTTCAAATTGTCTCTTTTCTTTTGGGCGGCAAAGCCCTGTTTGTCAAAGTGAAAATGCTTGACAAATTTAGAGTGTTGGCGCCCCTGAACTTCTATAAGAATTCCCAAGTCCTTTATAAAAAAATCAAAAAACAATCTAAATCCTTTAAACCTAACATAATGCTCTTCTTTAACGACGTCCGCGTTGTGCTAAAGAAGCTTTTTCCTTTGAACGTCATTAAAGAAGAGCATTATGTTAGGTTTAAAGGATTTAGATTGTTTTTTGATTTTTTTATAAAGGACTTGGGAATTCT